ACAAAATGGTACATGAAATTCAACGAAAAACTGCCATATTTTTTTTGTGAAGAGTGTGAGTATATTACATGTTGTTTAGAAGAATTTAGGAATCATAATTTAGAATGTCAGTGTCAAAAAATCCCCAAAAAAAATCCCCAAATTTCAAAAGTGCAAAAAACGGAAAAAAAAAAAATAAAAAACGAAAGTGTAGAAAATGAAGTAAAAATCACAGATAAAACGGATACTATTTTATGTGATAGTAGTAGTAATATAATAAATGTAGCAAATAAAAATACCCCGAAAAATGCAAAAACACTGGCAAAAAAAAAATGCCAAAATTTTCAAGAAATCACCAAAAAAGGGCAAAAAACGGAAAAAAAAAAAATAAAAAACGGAAATGTGGAATATGAAGTAGAAAATTCGATAAGCGACGAAGAATATATAGATATATATAGTAGTAATGTAGAAAACGGTATATATGAAAATGATTCAAAAAATACAAAAACAACGGCAAAAAAACATCAGGATTTTGGTGAAAAAACGGAAAAAAAAAATATAAAAAACGAAAATGTAGAATATGAAGTAGAACAAGTGAATAATGGAGAAGAATATATACATATATATAGTAGTACTGTAGAAAATCATGCAAACGAAAATGATTCCGAAAATGCAAAAATAATGGCAAAAAAAGTTGAAAACATACAACAAAATTTTGATGAAAAAATGGAAAAAAAAAATATAAAAAACGGAAATGTGGAACATGAAGTAGAAAATATACAAAAAATAGTAGATAATTTAATACTAAATCAAAGTAATATTATTGAATACACAAAACAAACTATGTCAAAAAACGCAAAAACAGTGGCAAAAATGAATAAAAATTGTGAAAATATTTGTAATTTGTGTGGAAAAGAATATAAATATCCACAAGGATTATATCGCCATAGAAAGAAATGTGAATTTATTAATAAATCCAAAGATAATGATATACATGAAACCAGTTCTTTGTTAGATATTGTTGTAAAAACTCAAAATCAATTAATAGAAAGCCAAGAACAAACAAGAGAATTATGTAATGAAATTATTAAATTAAAAGATGGTAATAAGATAATTAATAATACGTATAATCAAAACGTTAATATTAATTTATTTTTAAATGAAGAATGTAAAGATGCGATGAATTTAACCGATTTTTTAAGTAAGATTCAGATGACTATCGCTGATTTAGCGTATACTAAAAATAATGGTATGATAAAGGGTATTACAAATATAGTAATTAAAAATCTTGAAGATACACCTCCAACAGAAAGACCCATACATTCGATTAAAGATGAAGATGGGTCTCAATTGTATATAAAAGAGGATAATATATGGGGTAGTGAAAATGAAAAAAGCAAAATAGAAAAATCAATTGATACTATATCTAAAAAGCAATTAACTTTAATGAAAGAATGGGAAAAACATTATCCAGATTGGAATAAAACTGATAAAGGACAAGAAGAATATATGGAAATATGTAGGATTGTATTGGGAGGAACAACCGAATCTGAACTAGAAAAAACAAGGGATTTGATTTTAGAAAAACTACCCGAAACAAACGTAGTATATGGAAAAGATGACCAAATAGAATGATTGCGATACAATATAAGTTAAATAATAACTATACATTATAAATGATACTAGTAGTGGGAAGCGGAGGAAATGCGCAAACATATTTTATGGACTTTCTAAAAAAAAATAATGTACATATAAATGATTCCAGAGATAAAGATGGATTAAAACATATACCAAACCCTAATAGTATTAAGAAAAAAATACCAACTTCTATAAGTAAATGTATTTTTTTATACAATGACCCCTGTAAAGCATTATTATCCTTTTTTACTAAAAAATGGCAATGGAACCAAATAAAAAAATTATCTAATCCTTATTCTCTTACAAAAGAAAATGTAAAAGATTTAAATACTTTCTCTGTGTTATTAAAAAAAGAAAATAAGGATTTATTTGGTATTGAATATCAGTTTGAAAATTGGATAAATAATGAATTAGGTATACCCGTTTATTTTTTGGATTTTAATAGAGTATTAAAAGAAAAAGATATATTGGATACATTTGTTGATAAGAAACTTGATTATGGTCAGTTTTCTAATATGAGTTTCATAAGATATTTAAGATTAAAACACAGTGATATGGACAATACTGTAAGAAACATTTATCAGGAACTTTATAAAAGTATTACATTAAAATCAGATATATATAATAAACAGTTAAATGATACGGAAAATTGATTTATAAATATTGTATTATATTTATAAATAATAATGAATAATTCAATTCAAAAACCATTTTTGAAATGGGTTGGTGGAAAAACACAGATTATAGATACACTAATACAAAAAATTCCACGTGAAATCGACAATTATCATGAAATATTTTTAGGCGGAGGAAGTGTATTGTTAGCAGTTTTATCTTTAGTAAAACAAGGTGTTATTAAATTAAAAGGAAAAGTAATAGCTTCTGATATAAATTATAGGCTTATTCAGGTTTATAAACATATTCAGAGTAATAAAGATGAATTATATAAGCATATTGATTTATATATTAAAGAATATGATACTATAAAGATGGTATCGGTAAATAGGAAGCCTACTTCTATAGAGGAAGCTAAAACATCAAAAGAAAGCTATTATTATTGGATTAGAGACAAGTATAATAAAATGAACTATACTTTAGTTGAGTGCTCTGCGTTATTTATGTTTTTAAATAAAACGTGTTTTAGAGGTTTATATCGAGAAGGCCCAAATGGCTATAATGTTCCTTATGGTCATTATAAAAAAACACCCACCATAATATCTCAAGAAGATTTAAATAGTATTAGTAATTTAATAAAAGATGTTGAATTCGTCGCTAGTAGTTTTAGTGATTCAATTAAAAAAATTAAAAAAGGAGATTTTGTATATTTAGACCCTCCATACGCCCCAGAAAACGATACATCTTTTGTGGGATATGTCAGAGATGGATTTACTATAGAAATGCATAATACACTTTTTAATAGTATTAAAAATATAAAAAATATAAAATTCGTTATGAGCAATGCAAATGTAGATTTAGTTATAGACAATTTTCAAGAATATAATCGTGAAGAAGTTATTGCAAGAAGAGCAATAAATTCAAAGAATCCCGAATCAACTACAAGTGAACTTATTATTTATAATTAATAATAAAATCAATGATATGCTCTTTGTATTGTTCATCATTTCCCCAGAAAACAGGTATATTATCCTCTACTAGGTCTTCTAGTTCAGCTTGACAGTTTTCTTTAAACCATATTGATAAGCAATACATATATATAATTTTATAGTCAGGTATACGTCTAGTAAGATTGCGACGTTTGTTAGCGGCCGTTTGCAGACATTCACACTTAGACCCTGATGTGTTTTGATTTTTTTTTTCAATCATAAATATAATTTTATTTTCTTCATCAATATATACTTCATCAGGACGTTTCGCTCCATGTAGAGCCTTTATATTTTTATTTATTTTTGTACCCATATAAATTTCAAATCCTTTTTGCTTTGTGTATACATATTGCTTTTCACTGTTATTAAATTGCATAATTGTTGAATGTTTACTCTGGTGCAATACAAGATGATTTGTTTTTAAATCCGTTTGTTCTTCAAAAGGAAGTCCACTTGCATTTGTATTTGCACCACCCGCCCCCGTTCCTCTATTTTCTACAGGCATTCCGTTATTTTCTATATTAAAACATGTAAATTTTTCTTTAGAAACGCATGTTTGAATTTGTTTACGTTTAAAAGCTGATTTCGAAAGACGCAATGTTTTCATCACTGCTGGTATGTTGTATTTATTTGTAAAAGTATTTTTATATAAAAAATTCAATTTTTTTTTTTAAAACAGTCATTTATGTTTCAAATTTGTAGAATCTTTTTTTATTCTTACTGAAGTGTTGTCCAGTACAATTAAATAAACTGTTTTTACTTGAACCGTTTATACGATGTAGGTTATTAACGTAATGTGGAATTATATTATGTTTTTGAGATATAAATCCCCATAAGGGTTGGTCTCTGTGAGATATTTTTGTTTCCGTATACGTTTTCCAAAAATCAAATAAAGCATCTGTAATTTTTTTATTGTTTGGATTGTATCCAAAAGTAGTATTTTCACAAATTTTTTTATTATTATCACAATTATTGTCTTTTAAATATTTAACTAATTTATTCATACGTTCCGATGTATCTTTTTTAGAGCGGTAAATATTACTACATTCACTTATAGGTCCATGCATTTTATCATGTATTTTTTGAATAATGCCTGATTCATGATTAATAATTATATTTGCATAACGGTTCCAGTCTATTTTTGAATTAGGAACATAACAAGAATCACAATAAAATATAACATCATAATTTTTATTTAAAACATCTTTTATATATTTCCACCCCATAAATTTTATGTATCTTGATTTATAGATATTTATTCTTAGTTGTTCTATATTTTCGTTATCTTTATTTATACAACTATCAATTACTGTATTGCTTATATCTATAATATTCCACCCATGTGTTTGTTGTAAATGTTCCTTAGGTAAATTAGTAAATAAAAAAAAATCATAGTTATTAAATGGTTTAAAATTACCAGGAATATCTGTGTTATATCCTTTACTAGATATGATAGTAGTTAAAAAACAAATTTTCATATATTTTTATATTTTTATATTATTTTATTTGTAAAAAAAAAAATATAATTTTAAACTAATGGGAAACATACAGTTTATACCATGTGGTAGTAATGAAATAGATACACAAGTGTTAAAAGCTAGATGTTTTAAATGTGGTAAAAAATGTTCTACTAGACGCGACGATTTATTTTTATGTAAAATAATTCATTGGGGTAAATATAATGGAAAAATTATATGTTCAGATTGTATATACCTTTAATTTATAAAGAAATATAAGATTTATAAATTAAAATGCGGTTCCAAAAGAACCACCTAATACTTCGTTTGCAGCCATAAGATTATCCTGAGGTAGTTGTGCGTTAACTAAAGGATTTTGAGGGCCACCATACATTTGGTCAAACGATTGTCCCGCACCCCCATTAATAGAGTTAACCATATTTTGAGCTTGAGTGGGTTGTCTAGCTTGTTGTAATCCTTGAGTTATAATAGTGTTTCCTCCACCACCACCTCCATTGTTTTGATTTTGATTACCTTCTTGTTCTGGTTTTTTTCCTTCTATCATATCAAATAATCTATCGATTAAAATATTAGTTTTTTCACCAAGTTTAGTATGCAAACTTAATACTATAACTAAAAATCCTAATACGATATTAGTTACATGAAAATCTTGATACTTAATTTTACTGTATGTAGGTACTGCTAAAATTAATCTATGTATCATAAATATTCCTAAAAACATAAAAGCTATTTGAGCGACAACTTCGGCTAAAACTTCTACACTTCCCTTTTCTTCGTCAGCTTCAGGAATGAATTTTTGAACTGATTTATTTAGTAATAAAATCGGAACAACACTAAGTAGCGAATACTGCATAACATTTAAAACTTCACTTTGAGTATCTTCGTCAAAATTAAATATTTTTCCAATAGTATTTTCTTTAGATGTGGGTTCTCCGCCTTCCATATGATTTATAAAAAGAAATTAAAAATTAATAATAATATATTATTAATGTTAAAAAGAGTAGCAGAACCTGCTAAAAATAGAAATAATAAGACACACGATGAAAATCAATATTTAAATTTAATAGATGATATATTAATTTATGGTACAGATGAAACGGGTAGGAATGGAGTAGCGCGAACTGTTTTTGGTAGCGCAATGCATTTTTCTTTGAAAAATGAAATAGTGCCTTTATTAACAACAAAAAAAGTTGCTTACAAAACATGTTTAAAAGAACTTCTTTGGTTTATTAAAGGCTCTACTGATAATAAAGAATTAAAAAGTCAAAATGTAAAAATATGGAATGATAATGCATCAAGAGAGTTTCTAGATTCGCGAGGTTTATATGAAAACGAAGAAGATGATTTAGGTCCAGTATATGGACATCAATGGAGACATTTTAATGCAGAATATAGTAATTGTAAAGCAGATTATTCTAATAAAGGTGTGGACCAACTGAAATACATCATAGATAATTTAAAAGATCCCGTAAATAGAAATTCTCGTAGATTAGTAATGTCGGCATGGAATCCAGTACAGTTAGATGAAATGGCATTACCTCCTTGTCATATATTAGTTCAATTTAATGTAGTAGATAATGATAAATTAAGCTGTAGTTTGTATCAAAGAAGTGGTGATGTAGGTTTAGGAGTACCCTTTAACATTGCATCTTATAGTATTTTAACACATTTAATAGCTAAACATTGCGATTTAAAGGCAACCGATTTTAATTATTTTTTAGGTAATGCTCATATATATGATGATCATATAGAATCTTTAAGAAAACAAATGGAAAGAGAACCTTATCAATTTCCACGGATAAACATCAAAAATATTTATGATGATATAGAAAAATATAGCGTAGATGATTTTGAAATTAATGATTATAATCATTATGATGTAATTAAAATGAAAATGCGTAAATAAAAGGCTATTAATATAATATAATATTATACGAATGAGCGCTAAAGCAGCAATGGCTAGAAGAAAACAAAGAGCGGCAATGTCTCAGCAGCAACAGAGACAGCAACCACAGCAAACACAACAAGCTGCTGTGCGTCAGCCAACTCAAAATAATGAAGTACCAGTTACATCTTCTTTACCCCAAGGAAAATTTAATGTGAATCAGTTTATGATATTTTTAAATAATAAGATAGAAAATATTGATAATAGAGTTTCAGACCAGATTAAAGTATTGACAGAAAAGATCGACAAAGAAATACAAGATTTAAAATCTAAAGATGTTGGTCATAATATAGATATTTTAGAACAAACTGTAGATACTCAAAAACTAAAGATAGCAAAGTTAAATAGTTTTATAAATGAATTACAGAGTAATTATTTAGTACTAAATACATCTTTGATGTGTGTACAAAATAATTTAAAACCTTCTACAAAGAATATTGGTACAGAGACCGAACATAGCGAACTATTGAAGCACGACTTGAAAAGTGTTCCTATAATGGAAGAAGAAGAAGAAGAAGAAGAATTTCAAGAACCAGAAATAGACCCCACCCTGGATAACGATGAAAATATGTTAATGAGTATACATGAAAAACAAAATTAAGTACGATGTATATATCTGCATATTATTTTTGTACATATAACATACAATAAACAACTAACAAATAATATTAAAAACCAAATTCTAGGATTGTTTTTAACGTATTCAATCATAGTTATTGTATTTAATATTATTTTTTATTTTTAATATTTCTTTTAATATTTTATCTTTTAATTCTGAGTCTGGTATTTCTTTTAATAAATTTTCAATATTTTTAAAAATAACATTATTCTGTTGTAGTTTATTTTCTTTACAGTAGGATTCAAATATGTTAATATCGTCGCTGAATACAGGCATATTTTTGTATAAACTATTTATGTAATCTTTATGTAATCTTTATGTAATAAATATTAATAATATTATTGAAAAAAAATTGAAATTAAATGTTATTATTAATAACATTTATACAAGATGAAATTTCAAATTAAAGATAAGATAGCGTGTGAAAAGTTTACGTCAATTATGTGTAATATTCAGAGATTTTGTGAAAATGTAATTTTATTCTTTCATGCCGATCATTTTTATATACAGTGTATGGATTTTACTCAAGTGGTTTTATTTGAGGTAAGACTAGATGCAGATTTCTTTCATGAATATAATGTGGAACAAGGAGATTCGAGTAATATAGGAATTAAGTCAACTATTGTTCAGAAGATATTTAATACAAGAAATGTAGAGCAAGATATTACTTTCCAGTATAAAGGAAATCCAGATAAGGTATTCATTTCATTTGAAAATATTAAAAAAGATTCTATAGATATTCCCAAGTATTTTGAATTACCGTTGATTGAAATTGATACACCATTGTTATCTATACCAGAGAAAGAATATCCTGTAGACTTTTCAATATCAACTAAAATATTTAGCGGAATAATAAATGATTTATTGTTATTTGGAGAAAATATTAAAGTAATTTGTGATGAAGATAAAATACTTATGCAGTCAAGTGATCATGAAGGGTCGCTTAATGTAAAGTTATTTGATAATAGTGAATCAATTGAAAAGATAACAGATTATGCGATTGAGCAAGACTTTTCAATGGAGCTTGATTTTAGTAATAAGTATTTTGTTCAGTTTTGTGCATTTTCAAAATTGTCAGATATTATATACCTCTATTATTCTAATGATATGCCTATGCAATTAATGTATAAACTATCAGAAAAATCATATGTTAGGTTTTATTTAACCTCTTTGGCAGAAGATTGATACAATAATAAGTAAGAATAAGTAAAAATAATTATATAAAATAATTAATGGAGTATTCATTTATCACAATAGCAATATTTAGTATTATATTATTTATTTATTTACATGTATTTTTTAATTTGAAAACCAGTAATGAACTAGAACTGTATGAAATAGAAACGCCTTCAAAAGATAAGCTACATGAAATATGTGATTTAAAACAACCAGTGATGTTTAGGTTTGACAATGAATATTTAAATGAAAATTTATCATTAGAACTTTTAAATTCATCATATGGAACTTTTGATGTAAATGTTAGAGAGGTTAATGATAATGAAGATGAATTATATGTTCAATTGCCATACAATATATCGAGTAAATTATTTGAAAATGAAAAAGAAAAAAAATTTTATTTAGACAATAATTATGAATTTTTAAAAGAATCAAGGCTTTTAAAACATTTTCAATCTTCGGATGAGCTTTTAAGGCCCACTATGGTAAGTGAATGTAATTATGATATTATAAAAGGCACAAATGAATCAAATACATGTTTGCAATATTCTTTAGATAATAGAAATTTTTTCTATGTTTGTGAAGATAGTATTACAGTTAAATTAATACCACCAATATACAGTAAGTACTTACATAGTGAAAATGATTATATTAATTTTGAATTTAGGTCTAAAATAAATCCTTGGAATGTTGATAAGTGTCATATGATAGATTATAAAAAAACTCACTCATTTGATGTAGTTGTATCAAAAGGTCAGATTTTATTTATACCTAATTACTGGTGGTATTCTATTAAATTAACTGATAAAAGTAATGTATTAAAATTTTCTTATAAAACCTATATGAATACATTAAGTATTCTACCCGAGTTATGTTTGTCTTTTTTGCAAAAAAGTAATGTAAAAAGGACGGAAAATAAATCATCTGATAAAATAATGAGTTTAGCTGAAAAAATTGATATAAACATTAATACTGATAATTCTAATAATGACCTCAGTACAGTTGATTAATATATTCGACCGAAATTACACAGAATGGAATATTAAATATATAGAAGGAGATGCAGATCATACGTTTTGTCCAGAACCAGCGTTAAATAAATTATTTGATGGTGATTTATTTAAAGTTATTGATAAAAAAATAGAATTGTTAAACTCAAATGTTAGAACGTGTAAATATATATGTGGAATACTAGTTTTAAGTCAAAATAAAACATTTGGAAAACATAATAACAAACCTCTTTTTAAATGTATTCCTGGTAAAAATACTTTACCTATGTTTCTTATTCCTTATCAACAAAAAAACAGTTTCTCAAAAAATTATAAAAATAAATATGTAATCTTTTCATTTAGTGAATGGAATGGTAAACATCCTATGGGAAAACTATTAAATGTATTAGGTGATGTTTCTGATATGCAAGCGTTTTATACATATCAGCTATATTATCGTGAACTAAATATTCCTTATAAAAACTTTATATTTAATACAAAATATCTTGAAAAAGAAGATACCTTTGATGTAAACAAAATGATGAAGAAGTATCCTAGTATCGTTAATATGGAAAAGGAAAACGTATTTTCAATTGACCCAGAAGGTTGCTTAGATTTTGATGATGCGGTTAGTATTAGAAAAAATAAAACCACTAATTATATTTTAAGAATTTATATTTCAAATGTTTCTATATGGCTTGATTACTTAGATTTGTGGAAACACTTTTCCGACCGAGTATCTACCATATATTTTCCAGATAAAAATCATCCTATGATGCCACCTGTGTTAAGTAATAAACTTTGTAGTCTACAAAATAACCAAAAAAGAATTGCCTTTGTCTGTGAAATATACATAGAAAATCTTGAAATTGTAGATGTTAAGTATTTTAATGCCTGTATTAACGTGAAAAATAATTTTGTCTATGATGAGGATTTGCTTTTGAAGAGTAAGGATTATCTGCGATTACAGCATTTAACTAAAAATTTAAATGATAAAAAAGAAACAAATTATTTACCAATTATAAATGATAGCCATGATGTTGTTGCTTACTTGATGATTCTAATGAATCATTTATGTGCAAAAGACCTAGCTAGTCATAAAAATGGTATCTATAGAAGCCTTGTCATGAAAGAAGGTGAAATAGATAGTGTACCTGAAGATATTAGAAGTTTCGTTTATTTACTTAAGAATAGTACCGGAAGTAAGTATGTGGAATTTAATGATAAAATAGGACACGCGGTTCTTAAACTAAGCCAGTATGTTCAAATTACTTCACCGATACGGAGGCTTACCGATTTATTGAATATGATTCAGTTTCAAAACAATCATTCACTTGTAATGTGGAAGAATGATAGAGAAACAAAAAAGTTTTATGGAGGATGGCTGGAGAGATTACAATATATTAATGAAAAAATGAAACAAATAAAAAAAGCACAAAATGATTGCAATTGTTTATATACATGTACCACAAATAACGATATAATAGATAATTTTCATAAAGGATATATTATTGAAAAAGAGGATGAGGAAGAAGGTATCTTTAGTTATATGGTTTATTTAAAAGACCTTCAAATGATGGTTAAGATGAAAAATATTTTAGATTTACCAATATACAGTAATCATAAATTTAAAATATTTGTATTTTGTGATGAAAATAGTCTTAAGCAAAAAGTAAGGGTTCAGTTGTTTGATTAATCATTATAAACAATCTGCCTGACAACGCAGGAATTTATTGACCAGTCCTAAATATATCAGGTCATCATATTTACATTTATGCTCTTTGGTGTCCGATACCATAGTGGCACACACTTCTTTCCCATATTCATTAGCATAGATTTTATAAACATTCCATTTCTTGGCGCCTGGGCATGTCTTCATCGTTTTAGCCTGCTTCTCAGAAAACCAGGCGTGCAACATAATAATATATATACATGTATTTTTTTATATATTGTTTCAATTTTTTTTATTTATAATTTTGGACTTTTATGCCATAATGTAGAATGTTTGTGATCTCCTTCAAAATCAACATTTCCTCTTGTATTTTTAGTATAATAATATACGGCAATAGATTTTCTATATATATTTTCATTAGGGACATTTAAAGGTTCAGGATGTCCGTGTATACTTTTATTTGTTGTATTAAATATAATCGCACGATTAAATATAGGTTTAATACTTTTTACCTTAGTTATATCATTTGGGTGGTATAAAAGTAGGTTCCCCTTATATTCGGTTTTCCAATCCTTATTCATATAAATTAATAAATTTACTCTTCTATCTAGAAGTCCGTGGACTGGGTGGTTATAGCTATTAAAATCGGTGTGCATGTTAAGATATCCGTTTTTTTTTATCATATGTACTCCAGCTCCTCGTAACTTGTAATCTCCATATATTATATTAGATATTCCCGTTAATTTTTCAATTTGACCTACAAATTCTTTTGAATTTAAATATATAAAAGTATTTTGTAATGGTAATGGTAAATTATTTATTTCACTAAAACCAAATTTATTATATTGTCGAGGGTCTTTTATTATAAATTTAGAATTAGCATTATTCATCTTTAATGATATTATGTTATTATGTAAGATATCCGCATCATTTTCATCAAAAAAATTTTCAATAACACAATGCGCGAATGGTTCATTAATATATTCAAAATTAGATAGATTAATACTTTTCATATATATATATTAAATTAGTTTTTTTGTTTAAATTTTTTTTGTTTAAATAAACATAATATCATCATCACAATATTCTTTAATAATTTTCATATCAGGTATAGTTCTTTTAGGAGTTTTCCATTTTTTATCTCTGTACCATACAAATTCTATGTCATTTTGTTGGCACATTTCGAAACAAAATGTCATATGTTGTTTAAGGTCATCTTTTTTTAATTTAGAAAATTTTCTTTGTAAATAGCATTCTAATAAGTATAATTCATATGCGCGTTTATTATGTGGTTCTTTGATGATAAACATTTTTAACATATTCTCTATCGTACCGCACACTAAAACATCCAAAAAATAAGCACCACACGTATTTGTATAAATACCATTAATAGCCATAAGTTTTTCTGTATACAAATCGCGAGTTGTATCTAAAAATTTTTGAAAGTCTTTAGAAAAAATATCGGTTCGTGATTTTAAAACGTATTTATAACCAAGTTTCTCAGCCTCTAATAATCCATTTCTAATAGGTAATAGTTGTCGATTATGTTTATGCTGGTCATTCTTTAAAGTAAAATCATCATTTAATAAAACTATAAAATTATGTTCTTTTAGTTTTTGAATTAATGTAGTATCAGTATTTTTCCATAGAGATGCTATTTTATTAGTTATATTTTCATAACAGTTAATTAATCTCTCTGTAAATTCTTTATTTAACTGACCTGTAATTAAAATTACCGTATCACTCATATAGATAATAAAGTTATTACTATTTATTTATATAAACACAAATATATAGTAATAATTATGCAAACTATTTATAATAAAAAAATACGTATATTTTTAATGGGTACAATTGGGGTATATTTTTTATATCGTTCATGTAAATACATGGCGAGCATAGAATATGTAAATAATTTGTCAAATTTTTATGAGTATACAGTTAGAAAAAGAATTAGCGATAATAATTCTAAAAAAAATAATATAAACATTCCTAAAAAGAAATGTCAACACTATAGTAATGATAGTAATGATAGTGAAGATGAACAACCAGAACCATATGTAATTATAGGTAATGACGGTGAGATCTCTGAATTAGTTTTTTTAGATATAGGTAATTATTTAAATAAATTAAATTAATTTAATCATAGTACAATATATTGGCCTGGGTTTATATTTTTAATTTTTTTATAAAAATTTCTTACTTGTATAGTGGTTATAAATTGCAAGAATAATAACAGAAATGAAGAAATAATAGGTCCATTTAAATCAACCAAGTACACCTTATTAGGAAATTTATCTTGTTCACTTTTTCTAATTTTGGAATTAAACTCTAATACTAACAAATAAGAAAGTATGTATGTTTTACATAATAATTGACAATAAGAATAAAATAAATAATAATAAATTTTCTTTTTATCAAAGGTGGAAGCACCAGTACATCCACAACATGACATGATGCATAGTAATATAGGATAATAAAATCCATATATAGTATAAGAAATATTAACTATAAAATCAACTAATGTAAGACATTTAACACAATTAGCATTATCTTCTAGTTCTTCGGATAAAACATAATTATGATTAGATATATATATAGGATTTTCATTATATCTGTATTTAACCGGCGTTAAAACAGAAGCGGCGTGTTCTATTCCATAATCGGTTGCATTAATTTCTTTTACATAAGGATTATTTTTATTTACAATAGGAATATGTGGTTCTAAATCATTTTCAATGCTAGAATCAGATTTTGTTTCATAGTCTTCCATCATTTTAAATATTATATATATAGTTATGATAATTTTATATATATATATATATTTATTTATTTATTTAAGCTTGTGTACTACATACATAAAGGTTTGATGTCCATCTACTAAAAATGTTTCATAATTTGTTCCCTGTGATACAATTTGGTCAATGACAACCCAGTTTGCATATTTCATTTTGCCAATATCTTCGATTACAACCCAGCCATTTACGTTTAAGTTTTCTAACGCAAAATGTAAAGTATGTAAATTGGCACATACATTGTGTAATCCGTCATCTATGACAAGGTCATATTTAATATTTTCGAATGTTTTTTTAAGGTCATCGAACGTTTCTTTTTTCATTTGGTCTACATAAGTAGTTTGTATTCTTTCTTCTTGAAATAGAATTTTTTTATCTACATCCGCTCCATATAAGTTTGCATTTGGTAAATATTCCTTTAAAGCTTTTAGAGATGCACCAGGTGAACCATTTTCACCCATATTTGAAGCAATCTCAGTATCATTTGTTCCTAAACCAATTTCTAAAATATTTAATTTACCATCTAATCCTAGATTTCTTAAGATATTATCATAAACATAGTGATAATTATGAAATCTTGGCTTTTTAGGATTGTTAGCTTTATCAGAGTTATATTTGTTAAATAGTTCTCCTAATTTATCTGCTTCACCACTGTTAAAATTACTAATATGATATTTTTTAACAACGGGCGCGTTTACATGTTTTACTAGATTAAACATTTGTGGTATGAATCTTCTGGCAGCTTCTGGCCAGTGGTGTTTATTTTGATTATCATTGGCAGAATCGCTGCTAAAATTTTCCTTTAAAATTGCGATAGACATTATGATTATTTATCTTATTTTAATTGTTATATATTTACGTATTAAATATACAATGACTGATTTACTACTATATGTTTAAGAGTATTTTCTTGTATTTTTTTACATTTTTCTAGTAAATTCATATCATTAATTATTTCTGATATACTTTCTAATTCGCTAACTATATTATTTATTTTTAATACTGATTTTATAAATTCTCCTAAAAACACTCCTTTTTCGTGATAGACTTTATTAATAACATTTTTACATTCTATTTCATTTTTTGCAAGAGACCATTCCATAACATATGATATTAAATCAAAATGCATATCGTAAGATTCTCCAGTATCTAGTAAATGTTTTTTTTCAAAATAATAAAATTCCTCATAATCTTCTTGTATAGAATCAATTATTTCTTTAAGAATAGCAGATGATGATTTAACTTCATAAGATTTATATTCATCTTGAACTGTTATGTTAGTAAAACAGCTAAAAAGACCAGCTAATTCTATAAATGATAAATCTTTAAAATTATTATATTTAATCATGTTATTTGTAAAGGCTAAGCTATGAACTTCTTTTAGATTTGCAGCGATCATTCCATCAGTACTTAGACCAATTAGGTTTGTTTCGGGTATTCTAATTAAATAATTATAGTCTAGTAAATAATTTCTCATAATGTTTATTTTATCTGATATATAGTTTTTAGTTTGATTCATATCATCTTTTAAGGTAAATAAATGTTTACATAAGTGGCGATGATTTTCAATAGTTATAACATCCTTTTCGATATTTGGATATGTTTTTTCGATAATTTTAATTTCTTTTAAAATTTTCTTTTTTGCTTTATTATTTGCCATTTCTAATGATTTTTTAAATTCAATATATTCATTAACAATACATTCACTGGTATCCAATGCGTTAATAATAAGATCTCCCTCTAGTTTATGTTTTTCAGCATCTTTAATAACAACTAATTGTTGTTTTATTTCATTTGATATATCATTAATAATCATGCTGCTTGCGGTATAATTCATAACTTCTTCTTGATAAATAGGTATTAAATTTAATAAAAATCCGTAAGACATTTTAAATCTAGAGATTAGACGGTCTGGTGTATTACTTAATATTTTTTGATATTCTATAGCAGGTGGTGCATCAAATAGATTACTTAAATGTATAACAATTCCTTTTGTATCAAAACCTCGTCTTCCAGCTCGTCCTGCTTGTTGAGTATATTCATGTGAATGTAAATATCTTCTACCAGTTCCATCAAATTTATTAACATCTGTAAATATAACAACCTTTGTTGGCATGTTTAGTCCTACTGAAAAGGTTTCTGTAGCAAACAATAATTGTATAAATCCCTTTGAAAATAAAATTTCAACCATTTCTCTTAGTATTGGTATAATACCTGAATGATGAATAGCTACACCTTTTTCTAGAAGTTTAACCATAAAGGTAAATTCTGGTAGTTGTATAAACTCCTTATAGTTAGGTAATTTCATCAATATTTTTTCACATTCTTTTTTAATTATTTGTACATTTTTAGGGTCGATGTGAAGATTTGATGTAATTTCACTTGCATATACTTCTACGTTTTTTCTTGAATAAATAAAACATATCGCGGGTAGTAAAGAGTTCTTTTTTAAATATCTTGCTACATTATTTATTACAGCGGACCTTTTTACATTTATTTTGTTTTTTTCCATAAATGTTTTAATTTTTTTAACTTTACTGTATGATACCTGTAAAAAATCTTCTTTACCCTTTTTAATTAAAATAGGTTTATTTATATGTTCTTGAATAAAAGCTTTCATTTTTTGGTCTTGTATTCTTTTAATATCACTATCATTTGCAGATATCCATAAATGATGTTCTAGTGGTACAGCTCTTACAGAACAAGGTGTTAAAACAACTTCTTTTTGTTTTTTTATATTTTCGACCCATTCTGCAAATTTTTCAGGCTTATCAATAGTCGCAGAAAGCATAATAAATTGTACATTTGCGGGACTCATCATAAAGCACTCCTCCCAGACAGTCCCTCGTTCAGGGTCATTTATATAATGAACCTCATCAAAAACAATAGCACCTACATCCTCTTCGATATTAACATTAAAATCTAAAGATCCTGGAAAAGATATTTGTTTATTAACTAATTCTCTTTGATATAAATTATTTCTTAGAATTTCAGTAGTCATAATTAATACATCTGCATCTGGATTATCTTTAATATCACCAGTTAAGATACCCAGGCTAATATTTGGATACTTTTCTTTAAATTCAAAATATTTTTGGTTAGATAATGCCTTTATAGGTGCAGTATAAATAACTTTTTTTCCATTTTTTACAAAATAATCAATCGCAAATTCGGCGGGCAATGTTTTACCAGAACCAGTCGGGGCGGTAACTAACACGTGTTTTTTATCAACTATAGCTCTAAGTGCATATTTTTGCCAGATACTTAATTCAAATGAAAAATGGGAAAAATATATTTTATAGTCATCGAAATTTTCTGCATTTTCATTTTCTGGAGCAATAAACACCATATCTATATAATATACTGTTTAGCATTAAAGTAAGTTTAATATAATAAAAAAATATTAGTTTTAATATAATGATATTAAATGTAATTGTATCTTACTATAGAAATAAATCTTGGGAAAAATTTGTAAATGATATGAATAGTTTTAAATATAAATATCATGTATATCTTTATAATAAATCTAGAGCATCAGTATCTTCTACTAGTGATCTAATTAGTGTTTTACCATTAAAAAATATAGGTAGAGAAAGTGAAACATATTTATCTTATATTATAGATAATTACGATAATTTAACAGAATATAGTTTATTTATACAAGATGATGTAAATAATCATATAGTAGATAATAAAATATTTATTGAAAAATGTCAAGAAATAATGGAAAAAAATGAAAAATTTTTCTTATTTCCTGTAACTTGGAGGCCAGGGGTGGGGCCACTTATACGAAGAATTCGTAATGGTAGAACTAAATTACCAGCAGGTGTAGGGGTGAACGCACCTCCTACTGATGCTATATTTAAATTTTGCGAACATAATAATGTAAACTTGCCGAAAGTGTATAAAACAGAAACATGTGCATTTTTTATTTGTCATAAAGATATGATTCAAAGTAGAACTCGTGATTTTTATATAAAATTGCGAGAATGGTTGCTAACAGATAATAGAAATGGTTATGTTTTAGAGCATTGCTGGAAAATTATTTTTGTATAGGATAAAAATTGAACTAGTTTCTTTATATTTTTGATTTTATATTTTTAGACTTAAAGAACAGACGATGTCTTATGAACAACCTAAAAAAAAAAAAAAATTAGTATTAAAATGTTGTGGTGCGAAGTTATCGAAAGGTGAAAAATGTAAATGTAAACTTAACAATAGTGATATATGTGAAAACTATAAAAAAATAATAAATGAAATTTCACATATTAAAAATAAAGGTGATAAAGAAGAAAAAATGTTATTAGTAAATTTATATTATTGGAATTATATAAAACAATATGATAAATTAATTAATATATTTGGACAAGAAGCAGAAAAAGGTATAACATTAATTGATGTAAATACTAATACTATTATAAATAATATTAATAAAATTAAAAAGGCAAAAGGGATGTTTAAAGCAGATTGTATTATTAAATTTAATAAAACAGGACGACTAATTTATCCTTCAATAAAATATAAAAATGGAGGAGTTCCATCTGTTATGAATCATCAACGAAGAGATCAACCAGTATTCCAATTAGGGGGGGATTTAAATTATTTATTATCACATATAGATAAAATAGTTAAAAAGTACATTGATTTACGAAATGAAGGATTACCTGAAGAAATTAAATTTGAGAAATTACATAATTTTACTAGTGAAGATAAAAAAGTATTATCTGAATTAATATGGTATTTTATGTTTAAAGGTTCTGGTAATAATATTTCTAAACAAATGGCGGATAGTTTATTAATTATTGAAGACCTAGATATTAAGTATATTAGTTTAATTAACAAACAACATCAAATCAAATATATTATTGATAACTGGAACTTATTTAATATTGCTCTAATATCTCGCAAAAATTTAGGTGGAATTAAATTTAAAGACCAAATAGAAAAAAAATGTATGGTTAATATAAAATATCAAAAAAAGTACGATATCATGAAACCTTGGATATATGAAACAACTGATAATGGTAAAAATAATCCTGATAATAAGATTAAACTTAAAACTGCATTACATATTAGAATGGATTAAAGTGTGTTTAATAATTTGTTTTCCAATAATTTCAGTGAATATAGTTGGAATAGTATTACCAAGCATCTTCCATTTTTCATTTTTCTTTCCTATAAAATCATAATTATTAAACCCCTGTAATTTTAAGCCGTCTTCAATAGTCAGTCTATATTCTTTATTATCTACCCAGTATCCATCCCAGTTATGTCTATCATCAATAGGTGAATTTTTACCACCACATCTTAAAGTATAAGCAGTATCTTTTACAAAATTTTTTCCAAGATATTCTTTCATAGTAGTATTTTTTTCATACTCACTAAGTTCAAAGAAATTATCCATATCATTGACATTAATATCTTTAAATCCAACTATAAATAATCTTTTTCTCATTTGTGGGATACCATAGTCGCTACATTTTAACACTTTGAAAACAATGTTGTATCCTTCGGTTTGTAATTCATTTTTAATTTTTGCAAAACTTTTTCCGCTATCATGATTCAAAAGACCTTGGACATTTTCTAATATTACAATTCTTGGCGTATTTGTTTTTACAAATCTCATTACCTGTGAGAACATAGTTCCTCTATCATCATCAAACCCTTTATGTTGTCCTGCCTGTGAGAATGGTTGACAAGGGAATCCAGCACATAATATATCATATGGTTCAATAGTGGATGGGTCAATATCACAAATATCATCTAAAACATCCATATTGTAATTTTTTTTATAATTTTCTTTTGCGGGTTTATAAATATCAGAAGCCATAACACATTTAAATCCTAACTTTTCAAATGAATAATGAAATGATCCAATTCCACAAAATAGGTCTATAAATTTAACTTGGTTTGGTTGGGGATTCATAATAATATTACTATTTATATATTTAAATAAACTTCAATTTTATATTTTAAAATAAAACACTTGATTTTATAGTTAAGTCAGAAATGACTGTGTAAAAAAAAAAATTGACATTCTTTTTGCAGATAACGATAGAAACAGAAGATTCAACCATGGCATTAAATGCTGAAACCCCTCTTACCGTTCCCGTCGTCGCCAGTGGTGGTGATAGCATCCATATGTTAGCTGAGAACATTCTTACCGTCCCTGCTACCGCTAGTGGTGGTGATAGCATTGGTTTAGGTGATGCGTTAGAAGAAGTTCAAGTACAACAAGCAATGGACGCGTCGCTGCAGCCTCATACGAATAAGCCTTGTGCGAACATTTTGAACTTTCAAGATATTCGCTCTACACGACAGCAACAGAACAATACTATCGTCTACAACAGCATTAAAAACAACGAGAAAGATAATTTTTACAAAAACATAAATACGAAAGAGCTAGAGAGAATGCTTACGGAGGAGGAGTGGACTTTTGAAGCGTTTTGGGCACATGCTCAGAAGGATGATATGTTTTGCAAAATGTCTGCCCGCCTTTTGTCGAAATGTGCTTCGAGGCAGGGTAGCAAGGACGAGTATGTCCAGCTTGAAGTATGTGGAATGACAAGTGAAAAGTGCGGCGTGAACATCAAGAACCTTTCTGCAACGGCGCTTCGTCCTACCAAGGATGGAAAAATTATAACACAACAAGAGATGAAAACCCAGAAAATTAAAAAAGATTGCTGCCTTAAATCGTTCGATGGTTCGATTCAGGGTAAGATGACTGGATACATATCGGCGAAGGTAGCTTTTGGAAGTGGAGGACATCAAGACAACGTGTTTGAAGAAATAGATACTGTTGCGGAGTGGTGGAAAACTTACAAATCGGCGGAAACACAAGAGTTTCTGGTTCTTCTTATTGATACCAACCTTGAGGAAAAATTTGCAAGGATAAAGGAAAAATATGACCAGGTCGAGAACATTCTTGTGTTCAATCATCGCGAGTTCCAGGAATACATCATCGAGAGATACTACTCAAGTGAGAGCGTGTAATTACAAATTTTAAAAGCCAAATCAAAAGAGATGCGCTTTCTGGCTATGCTATTGCTTTCCCTGTAATTTGTCAAAAAGAGAGAATTGTATTTGTTTCTTTGTTCATCTAGAAAATCATTCATTTTTTTTACTAATTTTTTTTGTTGTTCTAGAGTTAGTTCTTTATTTATAACTAGTGTTGCATAGCTACGTGCGGAGAATTTAGGTGTATCGTCTATAAATCGTTCTTCATCATTAACAATATTAAAGCCTAATTTACTAATAGAACTATCATCAATACATTTAACTAAAATATTGGTTATGTTATCTTTTGTTTTACTTGTAGCCCTTTGAATTTTATAATCAGGATTTTGTGGAAGGTTGTAAATTTCACCTCCTATTGTAAAATTATTTTCACAATTCAAGGTTATTTTCATTGTTGTATTTGAAGGATAAATAAATACGTTAATGTCGTCATCAACGGTAGATGTTTTTTTTGTAAAATATAAACTACATACAGAATAACTTGTATCTTCAAATACCGATTCTTCAAATATATTTATGGTGTGGATAGAATATATTTTTAAAAACTTTTCTCTTAGTGTTATATCGGATTTTCTTATAGAAGATATAAAATTTAAAGGTATTATGATAATACCGCCTTCACAAACGTTCTCAATTAAAATACTT